ATAGCGAACGTATCCGTTGTACCATTACCAGTAAACCTCTGCTTTACAGTTGTGTTAGATATCGTCATAGCTCTCCCCTATTGTTCTGATGGTAATATATCTTGCAGCAAGTATCTATCTTCTTCCATCTCTTTTTGTTCTTTTCGCTCTCTAAATTTTGGATCTATTACATCGTAAACGTAGTTCAACATTGTGGCGTCAACGGCCTTTTTAGCAAAAAACAAGTTTTGAAAAGGGGTATGGTTTTGAATAAATCTCACTGATTTTCCCCAATTAATATCCTCACCCTTGTAAGTTTTTGTTATGGCATCGTAACCAATGCGTGCAGCGTCATCTATAGATTGAACCGTTGGACCTAAAACAAAATCTGAAACTTTTTTCGAGTTACTGGAATAATCTTGTAACAATAAATCTCCATAAATTGCGCCTGCACCACTTTTAGCAAACCATTGAATGTAATCCTCTGTGGTCATTTCTCTTTTTGGGAGCTTGCCTTGAAAGCCATCTGTAATAACTTCTTTTACTTTATACATAGCCATCATCATGATTATTAATTTTGCACCAGCGGCGTAGTTATATTGATTATCTGGATTAGATTTAATTATTCTTTCAAAATTGTTTGTTAAAGCAAAAACGTAAGATTTAAATTGTCTCATTGTTGCAATGGCAGCACCCCAAGGGGTGTCCTCCCCTATGTATTTATAAAGCTGTCTACCCTCTCTAATTCCAGGAGTAGACGAAGCCCATTTCATCATTTGAGCTTGAAATACTCCAAACTTCATTCTGGCTTCTTCTTTAATTTTTTTTGCGGCAACATTTAAATGTAAATCATCAATAACGCTATTTAGTTCGACATCGGTTAGGTCATCTAAAGATTCAATACTTACAATAAACTTTCCTGTTTTATTTTCTAAGACCGCTGCTTTTTTAAATACCGCCCATTCAGCTTCACCAATACCAAATTTAGACATACTTGATTTCATTGAATCAGATAAAGAATCGAATGGGGTTTGTGAATAAAACCCAGTCATTGCAGAAACGTTAAAGGCCATTGAGTTTTCAATAGATTGTGTGCCTGTTTTTAACATGTTTGCAGTAAAATAAAAATTAAGTGCTTTTGATTTTAAATCAGGCTTTCCACTGGTTACATCCATTCTTCCCAAAATATCACCTCTTACATAATCAAAGCTTGTACCAAGAATATCAGCAACCGCCGCTCTTTCCTTAGGATTAACAAAAACCTTACCGTAATGTGAAGTGATTCCAATAAATGATTTAGTAACTGATTGATCAAACTTAGAAGATAAAAGTGACGCTGCCAAAGCCGTATCTTGAATAGAAGAAATACCAGAAAAACCCTGCTTTGCCATGGCCTGTATCGTGGTAATTGCACGTGCTATTTTACTCCAAACATTCTCTCTTGGATCAGAGGACATATTTGTCATGGTTTTAAAAGATCTAGAGAAAACATCATTTCCATTTTCTCTTCCAGTTAAAGCCTTTTCAAACTTTTTAAGAGCCTTGGGATCATTCTCTACAGCAATACGTTGCTTTGCTATTAATTTATCGAGGTTTTGTTTTGGATTTGTTCCTAATTTGTAAGCTTGGGCATAAGTAAAAGCATCTGATTCAACCTGTTTTATAAAGGCACCATAGGAGGTATCTGTTCCATATTTTTTATTATACTCATAAGCATCTTCTGGGCTTTTATAATGATAACTTCTTTCTCTTCCTAATCTTTTATTTAAATTAGATCCACCAGATCCAACCCTTGTTAAATCAATATTCTCGTTAAGTGCGGAGAGAGCGGCTTTAGATTGTCCTGAAAGTTTAAACCTCTCATAATCAACACTAAGTTTATCTATTATTTCGTCTCTGCTTTTTCTTCCGAACGTTTTATTAAGATCCAAATGATTAAGTTGATCATTAATCCAAACCTCTTTTTTCGTATCACCAATTTTTATACTGTTATGTACTTGAGTTTGACCCCAACCTGGTAAATCATTTCTTCCAAGACCGACTTCATTTAATTTTTGATTTCTGTAAACATCGGACTTCCTAAGTTCTTTTGCAATAAATGCAGCTTCATTTGATATCTTTTTTAAAACATCATCTGGTATAACTCCGTCGTTTCCCATGCTTCGTTTTGCAAGAGTAATATCTTTATCAAATTTTCCACTCTGCCAATCAGCCAAATGGCCAGCAGCCTTAATTGAAGAAACAGGCGTAGACCCCATATCATTCAGCATAAATCTATTTACGCCCTCGACACCAGTATCACCTTCAATTAATCCAAGTAAGGCATCTACCTTTTTATTATTTACAACAGCATTAAATTCTAACTCTAATTCAATCTCTCTAATTTTTTGGTGTACTGCTGCTTTTCTTTCACTTAAAAAAAGTTCTTTTTCTGCTTTTCTGCTTTCAAAAGATTTCTTTGCCCATTCAGAAGAGTCAGCACTTTCAATTTTTAATTTATCCACCTCATCTAAAATGTATTTTATAGTCTCATCATCTATATCTAGATTCTGCTTTTTTTTAAGTGATTGAATTAGTTTTCCGAAACACAGTTCTTTAGTAGACATTATCTACCCCCTAAACAGGTGAAGGCTTCATTAAATGCTGTTGTAAATTTTTCTTCTTCTATTCTTGAATCTTGTATTAGTTTTTTAATTTCACCAACACGAGGATCATCACCTAATTTTGCCGTTAAATCCTGTAATCCAGTATCTATTTCAGCATCAATTTCTTGTGGTTTTTTAGGAATAAATTCACCACTTAGTTTTTTAAAAGAATCTACAGCATCAGCATCATATCCAAAGTCAGACTCTGGAGAGAGTTGTTTATCTTTTAGTGACCTAATTTCATCATCACCAAGTTTTCCAAATAACTCTGAGTCTACTTCCACTTCTTTTTTAGGAGTAAACTTACTCTTATTAAATAGAGTAATTGTTTCAGATGGAACTTCGTGCTTCACACCCATGAACTCTTTACCACTTGATTTGTAACCATCAAATCCCATGGCTTCTAATTTATCTGCCAAATCATGAAGTGCAGTTTCTGGTATTTTTTCTTGATGTATTCCCACTCGAACAGCTTCTAATAATTCTTCCGAAGTGCCGTTAAAGTTTGTAGCACCTTCTTTTCCCATAACACCCTCTAATAAATCCATTGCAGATTCTTTTAGTTCTTGAGGTGCAGGAGACTCTAGATCAATTAAATTTCTTGCTTCTGGTAACTCGCCTTCAAACACGGTAGCAGGCCCATCATTATACGGTCTTGCAGCTTCACCGTTTGCAGTTTCTCTATATTTGGTAACAGTAACCGCATTTCTTCCACCGTAATCTTCATGAATAATTCTTGGTGTTCCAGTTTCTAAATCAGATTTAGCGCCATCTAAAACTGCATGATAAGTATTTGGACCTGGGTTAGATGTAAACTTGCTTGCAGGAATATTAGTAGCGGAAGCCATGTCTTTTATAACTGGCTCAACATCTACTTTTTTTCCTGATAAAGCTTGTGCGAGCGCCGTTTTATTAACAGCATCTTCAGCAGCAACACCCGTTCTTTTTAAAAAAGCGCCACTCTTATTAATGCCATATCTTAATGCCTCTTGTGAAACAGCCCCTACTCTTCCAATGGTAGTAAGGCCTGCATATCCAACAACCCCACCAACAATACTTATTCCAGAATCAACTAAAGAATAATCCTCACCAAGATTTTTAGATAAAGCATAACGAACTGGTTCTGTTAAAACCTCACCCGTCACACCCTCGGCAGCAGATCGCAATAATAATTGTTTGGCACCAAGTTCGGTAGCCTTAGTTCCAATTCCTAGCACGGTAGAAACACCAGCAGCAGCAGCACCTGCGCTTAATACATAAGACCCAACAAATGCACCAGCCACTGCAAATGGATCAAAAATATGAGGGACCATTTGTGCTGCAAAATTAGTAAGCCCATGTACCATTCCATCTGGCCCAGCTTCAATTCTTGCTCTTAATTCATTTTGATCTTTTTCTTTTGTATCTAAATATGAAGCCGCAGAAAGAGTCATGTCCTTATCAAAAGGTCTTGCTCTTCCAGGAAACATTTCATTTAACTTTTCTCTTGGAATAATTTCGTTATCATCATCCATTGCCAATGTGGCACTCTCAGCAACCTTAGCTAATATTGATGTAGATGCAGACAATTCAAATGATGCCGATAAAGCATCAAAACCACTTACTTCTGGCTCTACTTCTATTTCACTAAGAGATGGAACCCCATCTTCTTCTAAGAAAACATCAAGCACTATTCATCCTCCTTCATAAAAGGAAGGGTAGACATTCTATCAAAAGAAATTGTAATGGGTCTTTCGTCTTTGTCGGTAATTTGTACGGGCTTAATGTCCATTCCAAGATTTTTGGCCATTAATCTTAATACATTTGGATTAGTGGTAGGCGCCCAATAAGCATTCTTAGATACTGTCTTAATATACATTTGGTTTAATTCTTCGTCTGTTTCTTTAGAAAATCCCTTTTTTCTATAGGCCGCTATTTGGTCAGGTGGCGCTTTAATTCCATAAAAAGAAAGACCTGTTTCACTTGTTGATTTTTTAAGAAACTGAGAAGTCGTGTTTGGGTTTCCAATTGTATTTGGTTGAAACACAGTGGAATTACCAGAACTAATCTTAGTTCTTTCTCCTAATATAATATTTTTTGCCTGCAAAATATCACTTCTAGTAACTCTTCTTTGTGATCTAGAGGCAAGGTCAGTTGTAATATTATCAACCATGGCTTGTTGCAAACCCTCAATCATAGGTGTGTTTCCAGCAGATCTGAGTGCGGATATTTCTGGAGCGAGTGTTCGTGCCACTTCTTCTCTTAAGTTTTTTGCAGCAACCTCATTTGTAAAATCTTTATACCTGTTTAACTTGTTTACAGGATCTTCCATGTTGCTAAGAATTCTCATAGATGAGGACTCGTCTTTTGCATTTACTGCAAGTAAAATTCCGTTATCAACTTTCCCGTCTCGTACCAGTTCTGAAACAGCAAGGCTTGAGTATTTTCCATATTTATTTTTTAAATTATTTAATACAAATATTTTTTGATCAGCAGAATTTGGAACATTAATAGTTTCAGATAATTTTTGAGATTCACCTGGCTCTAAAATTGTTGGCCTTCTAACGCCGATAAGTTTTTGAGTTGTTAATAATTCTTTTACATAATTATCATATGTTGCTGGATTTCCGTCCATAGACTGATCATACAATGATTTTAACTTGGGAAAGTTTTTATGCATAAAAGGAACTGTTCTAGATTCTCTTTCTGCAAAAACATTATCCATCACTGTTTTAGCGTCTGCTTTACTTTTTAATATTTGCTCTTGAACAATGGCCCCGTACTTAGGATCTTCTGGAGATAAACCGTAGGCTTCAAGCGTACTTTTAACATCATTTTCAATATTCTTAAATTTCTCTGACCATTCAGTATCTCGCATGGTTGCAATGTCGCTTGCGCTTTTCATAACGGCGTAATCTTTTATAATCTCTGCCTGCATAACCACTTTTTTATCTTGTTGTATCGAAGGCGAATTAGAGACGCGTTGATATAAATCAATAAAAGTGCTGTCATTTACTTTTGTTCCAGATTTAACTGCCGCTGATAAAGCTGTTTTTGTTTCATTTAAAAGTAAGCCATCTTTTTCTTGCCTCTGCTTAATGGCACTATCTAATCTATTTTCAATTCTAGATCTTTGATCAACAGTAAGGGCAGAAGTAACCGGATTTTTCTCATCTTTTAATACTTTTTTTGCAATTCCATATTGTTCATCATCAAGAAGTCCCTGGAAATAACTTCCAGAAACATCTTGTTTAATCTTCATTTTTTCAACTTCAGCTTGTGAGCGAGAAATCTCTGATCCCACTTTAGACTCAATTATATTAAGTTCGGTATTCATAAGATCGCCGACCTTAACAGAGTCAGGACTTTGATAAGCAAACATAGAAATACCTTGTGTTCTTTTCTCGCTGTTTACTTTTAATAATTGAAGCTTCTGATTTGCAGTAAAGGCATCTATTTCTAGTTGTTCCCTTACAAATGATGTTTGTGAAGCGCCTTTATAAATTTCTTGCGCAAGACCAGTCGGAGCATCCTCTTGTGATTTCTGATAAGTTTTATCAATAAACTCTTTTACGTTTTTATTATAATCATCAGGAGAGTCTGCATATTTAACTAACGACTCTTTTTTAAATTCTTCTATTTTAAGAGTGTCACCAATTTTTCTGTTAGCGGCGTAATCTTTTGCTTCCGCTTCCATTGTTTGATTTGATAATTCAACTCCAATGTTAGTAACAATATTACCAAGCCTTGCCATTGAATCACCAAGACCGCCGTCACCAACTTTGATGTTTGCAGCAGGTACAGTGGTGTTAATTCCTTTGTTAGTAAGTCTAGGTATAATAGGCATTAGGTATTCCCCGAAGATGAGCTAAGAGATGTAGCGTCTGATTTAGATGAACTTGAAAATGAATTTGCAATTTGTGATCCACCTTGTAGCACGGTGCCTGCGGTTCTATAGTCAGCAGCACTTTGAACCATTTTACCTAAACGTCTTTGAGCATCAGCCTCTTGACGTAATGTAAACGCATTAAAGTTTGCTTCGGATTGTAAGTTAAAAATTTGTTTTCTTAGAGCAATCTGTGTGTCGGTTAAAAAAGCAATTGTACCACTTGATTCCCCACCAGAGGCACCCATTCTTGCTAATCCATAAGCCTCAACCGCAGCGGCCTCATCCTTTGTGGCGTCTATATTAACATTAAGCCTACGCATAATTTCGTTTGCTTGTAGTTCTTTTAATCGTGCGCTTGCAGTGGCCTGACGTTGTTCTTCATTGGCCTGTTCTTCACTAGCAGAAATACTTATCGCCATTCCTACAACGGCAATTACGGCGCCAACTACGGCCATATTAACTCCCTTGCGTATAAATAATAATCCATCTTATTGGGTCCATACTTTTCCATAAGCCCCTCTTTTTTAAAGCCCATACTCTCTATCCACTTTAATCCTTCAGGGTAATCAGCGCGAACTGAACACTGAACTCTGTGTAGCTCTAAAACATCACCGTGTGTTTTAATTAATTTTAAACATTCTTTATGAAAATGCACTGGATATTTATGAACCAATTCCGATGTTAATGCCCATATCTCAGCAACACCAGTCCACATTTGCTTTAATCCAAAAACAGCAATCACCTCACTATTAACAACTAATGTGTATGTAAAATTATTTAATTTTTCTTTTTGATGATCGATTTCAACATTAAAGATTTCCTTTGGAGTAAAGAAATCTAAATGCCCAGGTTGATATCTTAATGTTTTAGCTATCATTTGTGACACCTCTTAAAATAACAGCACATAAAGTAAACGGTAAAGGAATGTCTTGTCTGATGTATAAAGTTCCCTGTCTATCCCAATCACCAAGCATCTCTGAAACTTTATCTCCAGTATACATTGGAATAGCCTCATTCATTGGAAGCATGGATGGTCTAAATATTAACTTATCCAAAGAAGACGATTGTCTTCCATATCTTCCACCAATTGTTCTATAGAATCTAAAAATAACTTCATCAATTCGCTTAACAGCACCTTGAGCGGTTCCGTATATTCCGCCAGCCTCTACAGGTAATAATTCAATATCTGTGTTGTAGTTTAATCCAACAACCACATCACCAGCAGCAAAGGCTAATTCAATTTGCCCATCAGTAACTACTTTTGTTCCAACCCAACTTCCGTCTGCAATTACAGAAACTGTTTCACCCTCAAGATGATCAAATCTTCCAAAGATAGTTGACGTTGCTGCGATTGTAAAAACATGATCTCCAGTACCAGTGCTTGTAAGGCCGATAGCAGATCCACCAGGTGTTGCGGATAACTGCATGGTTCCTATGGTTAACGTTGAAAACCCGTAATCAAAAGTTACGCTTGAATTAACAATGTAATAATCATTTCCTGGAGTAAGCCCACCTATTGGTGTGGCGGTTGCACCATATGTAACCATTATTCCGTCGGTAATATTTGAAACATCTGAATAAGTGACTTTAGTAATAGTAAGAGTTTCTGTTCCCGTGTTCACATTTGCAGAATTTACTGTGATGTCTTGACCATTGAATATAGATAAAGATGAATCAGAGAAGTGAGGAGTTTTTCTTTGAGAGTTTTTTGTTGGATCTTCTAAATCTGTTCCAATGTACTCATCAACTATTACTTCAATATAGTGTTTATCAACTCCATTAATTTCTCTATTAACAACAACCCAAAGTTCATCGCCCTCACCAGGTGCCGCACATATTGATTTCACTCTTGCTGTGAACGGATTCTCTGGATCAGAGGATGGATTCATTCCTGCAATGTCGTGAGTATGCCAAGCAACCACATCATTGTTTCTGTCTCTCGTGATGCCAAAAAGCCCATAAGAGTCATCAATTGCCCAAATAATGTCACTCGAGCCCGTGTATTGAAGGTTGGTAAATTTTTGATTAGCAAACTCAAAGCCTTCAGTTTCAAACCTTTGTTTAATTACATGGTCTGCAAGAATTGTAATGTTGTCTGCTTTATATGAGTCTTCATTAAAATCAAAAACAAGCTCCATTATTTTTAGTCCGCCGCGCTGTATGAAGGCAATGGAGCTTTCGTATCTTATTGGTTGAACATATTCCGATCCGTAATTAGTATCAGCTTGAAAATTTGGAAGGTTATCCGGTGCTCCCATAATCAGCGCAGGATCTGGAGGCTCTACAATATATTCCCCACCAAGAGTGCCCAACTGTAGCGTCTTGCCTTTGCTCATCCACTGAATTTGGTTTACCTGTGCAGATGATGCAATTGAAGCGCTGTACGAACTTAAAAGGGTAACTCCAGAAGTGGCCTGCTCGTGGACTCTTGTATTTTGAAAATGTGAAAACCACATTGTGTCTGGTTGAAAAGAATTGCCACCAAAAATTAATCTTGCATCACTATAAATTACTGTTCTTGGCCATCCAAAATAATCAGACCACGCAGATGCATACCAAGTGGTGGCAGGGCCAACAGAGCCTGGTGCCGTTACCAATGCTCCCGTTACAACGGTGGAATTTGTATATGCAGCAATGTAAAAATATCCATCTGTTCCACCAAAGGCGAGCTTTATCCAAGAGCCAACCATATCTGGATTAAAGTAAGCAGCGCTTGCAGTGAGTGTTCTAGTGCCTAAAACTAAAGAATCTAAAGTCATTGTCATTGCCGTGGTGTTTTGCGGAAGATACGCCCAACCAGTGTAGCTTTGAGATCCAAATCCTGATAATGGTCTTGGAAGATTATCCCAAGTGTTTATTTGAAAGTTTGCAACACTTTGTCTTACTATTGCCATTGGTCTAAACGAAGGGTGAACTAAATATAAAATATCTCCAATTTGTGAATATTGGATTTGCTTAATATTTTCAACAGTAAGGTAACCCTGAAAAACTACGTTAAAAGCCAAGTCTAAAACTGGAAGTGCATTGAGATTAATTAATACTCTAAAATGTGGCCTTGATGTGTTGTACACATAAATATTTTCTACAGTTATTGCTACAACATAACTTTCATCTTGATTAAAGGTAAAAGGAATTAATCTACACTCACCAATATCATCTACAAATCTAGTCCCACCACGTCTACTCACGCCACCCGCTGGATGAACAACGGCATTCTTTAATTTCTTTGCAGCATTACCGTATTGTTTTAAATCAGTGCGACCATGAAGTCTTGGCGAGATCTCTCCGGCAGTAAGTGAGTTTTGGATGAAATTGAATTTACCGATAACCCAACCCCTCTCTTGGAATACCTAGCTCAGCAGCCATTTTTACTTTTTGCCTTAGTCCAAAGAATGCAATCACTCATACATACATCCTCCTCAAAATCTGCTGTTGAGCCATTCATCACTTATGATTCGATCAGCACTTCCCTCTTGAGCGTCGAAACTTCTAGCGTCTCTTAATGCCAATGAATAAAGCTGATAAAGTGCTGTTGCTTGTGTTGATGAGTTTGTAATTCTATAAGCTATATCGTAAGCAAGTCTAATTGCCAAAACCTCTGTGAAGCTGGCATCAAACATACTTACATCTGTGATTCTTTTTATATATTTAATTTTAATTGAACTATTGTTTGTTAAAAGCTTTCGACCTTCAATTTTATATTCATCATCATCACCAAGATCTGTTTTAAGAACTCGCAGACAGTCTGATGGTAATAAAAACTCATTGTCGAATTCAAATTCAGGAGTACCCGTGCTTCCAAGCTCAACCCGTGCAATAGCAAAATTCCAAGGATGTGCCCTTAGCATTTCATCTCTTGCTTTTGGGTATTGTTCGGCAACAACACGTGCGCGCTCAGTATCGTCGGTTAAAGAAATAATTCTATCCGCTCCAACTTTAATTAAAGCCGAATTGCATATTTCAACCTCAGAACTGGCCATAATATCTCCCCATAAAAGACAGGGAGACAGTTTTTTAGACCATCTCCCTGATCAATAATTAGTCAATAACGTATTCAACAGCGATTGAAATACTTCCGCTTGTAGCAGTAGTAATTGCTGAAGGAACCACGACTACTTGAACTTCTTGAGAGAAGCTCTTATGTAATCCGGCAGAAGGAGCTGTTTCAGCAGTCATTCTTTTTCCAATAGCAGCCGCGTTTACATCTAATGCAGCGAAGAAGCCAGTAGCAGATGCGGATTCACCAGAAACCACAGAAGCCTGCCAGCCGATGTTCAAAGCACCAGTTGTACCTAAGTCAGAGCACTTAACAACTACGTCAAGAACTCGTGCACCTTTAGGAATTTTAGTCATGTATAGTACATCGGTAGTAGCGATAACTGCAGAAAATGTATAGCTGTCGTAAGCAACTCTTACTAAGCCACCAAATTCACCGTCATCGATTTTATCCGCAGGTACGTTGATGTTTGTTTTTGTATAGTTTGCACCGTAAAAATTAGCCATTTGTACCCCCTATTAAGCTTCGTTACAAAGCACTTGAACTACTTTTTCTTCTTCCATGCGGATTGCTCCGAGGCCCATAGAAGCGTATACTTGAGTAGCGTATGATTTATCGTCTCGCTCAGAAATTCGAGCAGAAATGTCTTTTGCCATAGCAAGAAGGACACCGTCTTTTGCCCAACACAAAGCGCGTCTGTATCCGTTAGCGTCGCCGCCACCAGCACCAACAGTACCTAAGGTAACGTTGAATGCTAAAGATCCACTTTGAAGAGCGAGTCTTTCAAGTCTTAAAAACTTGAATCCTAAGAAAGTATCAAGCTCACCCATAACTAATGCACGAACTGTATTAAAGTCAGCGCTAGTTACAGCAGTTTCACTTAAAAGATTTTCTAATTGAGAAGATTGAAGAGCACAGAATCGTGGCATTTCAGGATCAACGTCATTTCCATCGAGAACTTTTTTAGCTCTTCGAAGTGCTTGAACGTTTAAGTTAGATCCTGCACCAGCGTTTACTGAAGCTACTTTTTGTGAGCTAGGAAGTGCAACAGAAGTTGAACCTTCTTCACCCGAATAAGATAACCCATCAGCAGCAGCAACAATCTCATCATCCATAGCTCGTCCTAGTGCCCAAACAGCAGCTAAAACATAATCATTGGTAGGGTCGATTAGTGTTCTGATTTTATCTTCATTGTCGATAAGATCCGCATACTCGTAGTCTACCAAAGTAGTTCTTCTTCGAGCGTGTGGTGTATCGATTTGTGGTGTGTCTGAATGACGGCTAAGCTTTTTTTGAGCAATAGCTTTTCCAATTTGATCCCAGAAAGCAGATTTTCCAACTTGTGTTTCAGAGCGAACAGCCATTCTTAATCTCGAACCTTTTTGTTGAGCTAAGTGCTGTACGTTTGCTCCGTACTGCTTTACGAATGCTGTAGTAATTTGAGCTGACATAATGTCTCTCCCTTTCGTAAAAAATTTGTTATTTAGGATTGCCTACGCATGTAGATCCAGTTTGTTTATTATTAATTAGCTCTAAGAATTTTAGGCGAGGTCCTACAAAAGGATTATCTCAATTCTTCAGGATCGGCCACGATTGCCCCGTACCTATATTTTTATAATATGCGGCGATTAAGTCAAGTTTATTCAGGATAAGCAAATTGTGCAAGCCTATTCATATTCTCTACGGCATTTGCATGATTTGGATGATCTCTGTCTAAAAACGCTTTATCTGATCGAAGCTTCGCCATTTCAGTAATCGCTTCAGCAGGAGACATGGCACCTAGTCCATGAACCGCTTCACCTTTTACTGGATGATCTTTCACTAAATCTGCAACCTTAACCAATAATTTGATCACATTTGGGTCAGATCCAGCATAAGAACCAGAAATTTTACTTGCAAGCTCTTCTCCGCCGACTTCTTTTAGTAAATTCTTAGCAACAACGATTTTTTGATCATAAGCCGCTCCAAATTCTTTTTTTAGGTCAGCAACAGCGGCTTCTGTTTGTGCTTGGGCTTGTGCTTGTTGATCGCCAACCATTTTGCCAGACTTATCCACATACCAATCAATCATCTTCTGAGCCTGATGAGGAAGGATATTAGAATTGTATGCCATCTCCTTAAACTCACCAAAGAAGGCTTGATCAATTGTAACATCTTTTGAGTTTGGCTTAACTTCGTACTTTTCTAAAGTTTCAGGTAGTCCTAATTTTTTATAAACATTCTTCCAATCATCGTCAGTCGCGTGCTTTGAGGGTACTGGAATTTTGTCCACACCAATTGCTTTTTGAGCATGAAAGTAATTCTTTGCTAATGTTTGAACATCTGGAACAAGCTTAAATACTTCCGCATCTCTGATATCTGCTGGAATTGCTTCTTTCCAATTATCTGGAAAAGTCACTGTTCCTGATGCTGGTGTAGGATCTGGAGGTGTTTGTCCTGTCGCTACCCCTAAAGGAATGTTTGCTGTCGATGTTTCTGCGTTACTCTGCGTATCTTCCATATTTATCTGCCTCTCTTATTAGTTTTTCAAGTTGTTTAATATCTACGTCCACTAGTTTTAATATTCTTAAACACACGTTTCTCTCGCCCTCTTTCATCGCCATTAATAATGGATCTGATGAAAAGCTTGATGAAAGCATGTGACTGTTAAGCATAAGATCGTAAAGAACTCGCTTGCCTAAATCTGAAGCAAACACCTCTTTATACGCAATACTACGCTGTTTTTGTTTTTCGAATATTAACTCTTCTGTTGTTGTCTCTGTCATCTGTCCCTATTTTTTTAACTTATTAGAAACATCCGCAACTTTTTGAGCATTCTCAAGCTTTGCTGATTGCATTTGCTGCTCTTGAATCATTTGTTGTTGTTGTGCTCGAGCCTGTCTTAATTGCTCTATTTCGTCACTGTCTCTAATAAGCTCTTGTGGATAATCTGTCATTTTAGCTATATATCTAACGGTTTCATTTGCATCGAAGTTATCAAGTGCAGTTGGATCAAATTGCGCAATATTGGCAACAGACTCTAAAGTTCTTAAAATAGTTTGAACCTCTGCTGATCTTTGTGCTTTTGCAATTAATGAACTGTATTGAACATCTAATTTTCTATCTGATAAAATTTCAGGAATTTCTTCCTCTGAAATAACGCCTTTTTTAAGGCAAACATCGAAGATTCTATCAATAAGAGGTCTGAGTAATTCTGATTGCTGACGACCAAGCATTGGCCCAAGTAATCTCATTTTCTCTTCTGTTCTTTGCATGACTTCTGTTGCAGTCATTTGTGGACCTTGATTTAATTGTAATTGATCAATGAAAAACGCTTGTCTAATTCTTAAGCGCATATCTTCTAGAACTTGAAATCCAAAATCTATTCTTGCATCGTTTGCAAATGTTTCAATCTTGTCTGTTGTTCCTGCACGGTAGAAGTTTAATCCACCTGGCTTAGTAACAATTGGCATAACCATTCCATCATCTGGTAACATTAAAGGTGGATCAACAGTTTTTTGAGCACCACGAATTGTGGTCTTCATAACTTCGTTAATCATCTTAATATCTGGAAGTGCAGTCATCCCAGGAGATCTTCCGTAAATTTCTCCAGATCCTTTAGACCATCGAGAAACAATGTAAGGGAATTCTCGCATCTTTCCTTCACTTATAATATGTTTTTCATCTAATAATAAATACTGGGAATGATATTTGAATACTTTGTTTTCAATATTTAATTCCATTGGATAAACAGCGTGTACAATTGTAAACTTTCTACAATCGCCTTTATCTAAAGCTTCTTTTACGTTTTTATGTAAGTTACTTTCGCCAAACTCTTGAGCAATCTGACGAGCATCCCATTTAAATTTTCTATAAACAACGTCAATAGATCCTCTGTTGTTTTCAGCAACAAACACT